CCCAAGGTTTTTCAGTAAGGCAAACCGCAGCAACCCTCAAGATATCCACAGCCACCGTACAGGCAGCACGAAAGTCCATGAAAGATGCAGGGCAGGATCCGCAAGCCTATGTGTCTGCTCATCGTACCGAGATGTTGGGGAAACTCACGGACCATATCTTCGACAAGGGCTTGAAGATGAAGAAGTTTCGGGGGTCCGACGTTACGACCGTCATGAAGGACTACCGGGGAGTTGCATTTCCCACCCGTCAGGAAGGAGGCGGGGATAATTACTCGTTCGTCCAGATCAACATGAACGCAGCCGCTCCGACCACAACCTGTGGTGTTTTGGAGGATGGGAAAACGGTAGAAGCCGAAATCCTCAATAAAAACGGGGATGACAATGTCCTGTAATGGCTATTATGTCAAATGACCGCTCATTCAAGCCCAAGCGCCCATGCGCTACCCCACCCGATTCACCTTCCCCGCTTGACATGAGCAATCGCAGCGCTCATCCACCTTCCGCACATTCCTGCGATCGCGTGGGTGCGCGTCCGTGCGCTGCGTGTGCGCCTCCCGTGCGCCTGGGGGGGGGCAGGCCCCCGCGCCCGTCCGAGTCTTATGTCGATTCTCGTCTGCCGATGCCGGCGCAATTTTTTGAGATTTTGGGAGAGGGTGGTGAGGTTGTGGAGCGGTTTGTTTTGGAGCGTCTGCGTTTTCATTTTGCTGTTTTTCCATTCGTTGATTTGCCTGACATGGAGGAACATTGAGAGTGGGGGGTAGTGGGTAATGGTGGGTCCTGGGGACGATTTTGTTGAGACGTTGACGAGTCCGATTCGATCTGCGAAGCGTCTGCTGGACTATGCGACGGCGAGCACGGACCCGGAGTATCTCAGACGGAAGTTGAAGCCGAAGCCGAAGCTCCCGGTTCCGATGGACATGAGCATTGAGCAGAGGATGGAATCCAAGCGGATGCCGGTGCGGGAGGATTAAGATGCCCGTTTCGGTGACGAAGAAAGACGGCGGGTACCAGGTCAAGACTCCGAACATGGTACACGCGAAAAAGACGAGTTTTGAGAAGGCGATGGCTCAGAAGCGGCTGTTGAACGCCGTGGAGCACGGGTGGACTCCTGGGAGACGGCAGAGCAACCCTCTCCCGAAGGGAATAAAGAGCATGAGAATGTCAGGGCCTTGATCGAGATAAACGGGCAGAAGTTCGAGCCCATACCCGGGTGCCCCTACAAATGGGACTACGGGGTATTGGCGTCGAAGATTGCGAGCAAGGAATGGCCGGAGCGCGACGCCTTACGGCAATGGATATTGGATGATCTGTTTTTCATCGTCTATTTCGTACTGAAAATCCCCATAGCGAATCACCCGTTTGTCGTGAAGGCTTGCCGTGACGTCGAGACGGGGGCGAAGGATTACACGCTGGACGTATGGGCCCGGGAGCATTTCAAGTCTACGATCATCACGATCGCGGAGACGATCCAGTTCTGCTTGCGGGAGCCCAACGAAGCGACGGGGATTTTCTCGTATGTACGGCCGGTGGCGAAGAAGTTCCTGTTCAGCATCAAGGAGACGTTCCAGAACGAGCGTATCCTGGCGCATTGTTTTCCTGATGTTGTGTGGAAGGATTGCGAGAAGGAAGCTCCGCTGTGGAGCCTTGACGAAGGGCTGATCTTGAAGCGGAGCACGAACCGGAAGGAGCCGAACATCAGCGCGTGGGGGCTGGTGGAGGGGATGCCTACCGGCTTTCACTTCAAGCGGCGGGTGTACGACGATATATCGACGGAGGACATGGCCGAAAGTCCGGACATGATGGAGAAGGTCAAGACGAAATTCGACTCGAGCCAGAACCTCGGGACGGACGACGGGCACCATCGGGTGATCGGGACGTACTACCACCATGCGGATCCGCTGACGTACATCCGGGGGATCAAGACCCCGGACGGGGAGCCCCGGTATCAGTACCGGTTCCGGCCCGGGAGCGACGACGGGACCGCGAACGGCAAACCGGTGTACGTCTCTCAGAAGCGTTGGGACGACTTGAAGTTAACCCGGACGTTCAACTGCCAGCAGTTGCTCGATCCCTCTCCCGTAGCCGATCAAAAGCTGAATCCCGACCTGTTTCTGCCGATCGAGCGGCGCCTCATCCCGAAGGATGTGTACCGCTTCATGCTTGTCGATCAGGCCGGGGACCTCGAGAGCAACATCCGGCAGCGGGGAATGGACTCCTGGGCCGTGGGAGTTGTGGCGGTCGAGCCGTTTTCCGACGATTTGGGGCAAAGCAGGGTGTTCTACGAGGATCTTTGGATCACGCCGGCGTCGGAGAGCGAAGCGATAGATCAGATCGTGAGGATGTACCTGAAAGCCGGCATGATTATGAAGCTCGGCGTCGAAAAAGTAGGGCTGTCCACCACCCACCTTCATATCAGCAACGCCCTGAGAGCCTACGGCCGCTACGTTTCGTGGGACAAAGGCGGGAACGGCGTCCTCCTGCGGCCGGCCGGCAGGAACAAGAAGAAAATGATCGAATCGGCGCTCGCATGGCCGCTGAATAACGGGAAAATGTTCTACTCAACGGCGTGTCCAAGCAATTACATCGACCGGATGAAGATGGAAATGCGGAATTTCCCCGTCTGGCACGATGACGGGATCAATATGGGCGCGTATCTCTACGATATCTTGAAGGATTATTACTTCGGCATGGCAGACGAGCAGAGCGAAGCGGAGAAGAAGCGCCGATACGCACCGAAAGAGCCCGTCCGTAGCTGGATGAGCATTTAAGGGGGAATCGTGGCGTATACGAACGAAATAATCAACGCTCTCACCCCTCCCTCAACGGACAAGACGGGGGAACCAACGGATCCGAACGTCGTATCCCTGAAAAAATGGCACGAGGAAGCGAAACAGTCCTCCGGCGCGTGGCGCGAGGAATCCCTCGAGGACTCGAATTTCTACCACGGCGGCAAGGGCCAATGGAAGGCAGAGGATATCGCGCTGCTCCAGGCCGAAGGCCGGCCGGTGCTGTCGATCAACCGGATCAAGCCGACGATCGACTTGCAGAAGGGCATCGAAATACGCTCCCGGACGGATATCAACGCTCGGCCCCGGGGAGCCCAGGACGGCGGCACGGCAGACGCCATATCCGCGGGATTCAAGTACATCCAGGATCAGAGCAACGCCGACCATAAAATGTCCGATGTGTTCTTCGACGGGCTGAAAGCCGGCATCGGATGGGTGGAGATCGTGGAAAACGACGATCCCCGCGAGGAAGAAATCGCGCTCAACTACCTCGATTGGCGGAAGGTTGGTTGGGATCCGTATGCCCGGGATGTGCTGCTGGACGATGCGCGGTATATGTTCAAGGAAACATGGGTCGATCTGGATATCGCGCAGCAGACCTGGCCGGATAAGAAGGACGAGCTGCAGACCGCCATGGAGACGAGCAAGGCCGAAGGCGGGATCCATACCCGGACGAAACCCGATCAGTACGCATCCGGGGAGCCCGTGCAATACTGCGATACCACGCGGCAGCGGGTACTCCTGGTGCAGATGTACTTCAAGAAAACCGTGCCTTTGGTGTTCCTGAAACTGAAAAACGGCGCGGTCAAGGAAATCGGCGCGGATATGCTTGCGACGAATCCCGCGCTCGTCGCTCTACCGGATGTGATCAGGGTCATCAAAAAGCCCGTGCAGAAGATGTTCACAGCGATCTTCTCGGGCGATACCATGCTCGAGCCCGAAAAACCCTCCCCATACCAGCACAACCAATTCCCGATGATCCCGTTTATCTGCTACATGGACGAGAACGGCAATCCGTACGGCATGATCCGGAACATGAAGGATCCGCAGCGGGAGATCAACAAGAACCGCAGCCAGTATTCTCATATCATCACCACCCGCCGCGTGTTCTTCGAGACGAACGCCTTGAAGGATCCGAACGCCGCCAAGCGCGAAATCAGCCGGCCGGATGCGTGGATCGAGCTGAATTCAGGCGCACTCACCATGAAGAAATTCCAGTTTTCGCAGGATGTGGCGGTAGCTCGGGAACATTTCGAGATTATGAAAGAAGCCAAGATGGAGCTCCAGGAAGTCTCCGGCGCCGTCGAAGAACAAATGGGGCAGCAGACGAACGCACGATCCGGAATCGCCATCGAAGCCCGACAGCGACAGGGTGCAACGGTGAATACCGAACCCTTTGACAACCTTCGACTGACGAAGCGAAGGATCGGCGAACTGATGCTGTCCCTCATGCGGCAATTCTGGAATTACGAGAAGGTCATCCGGATCACCGACGAGCAGACGGGCGGCGATAAATTCGTCACGTTCAACCAGAACGGAGTGAACTCGATCAGTCAGGGCCGGTACGATATCGTCGTATCCGACCACCCGGAGACGGAAACCACCCGCCAATGGATGAGCAGGACGCTGATGGACTTCGCATCGAGGATGCCCCCGGATATCGCGCTGCCGGTCATGCAGGTGTCGTTCGAGATGACGGATATACCGAACAAGGACAAGGTGCTGCAGAAACTCGCGGAAGCGATCGAGAAGCAGGACAAGCTCACGCAGCAGAAGATCCTGGCCGATCAGATCGCCAAGGAAAAACCGCCGAAGGAGGAAAAGGCCGCGCCGGAGGAACCCAAGGCCATGGGACCGCCGCAGCCGGGGATTACCGCGGAGGAAGTGCTGAAAAAGATCATGGCCGGAGAGACTTGGGGTGCGATTACGGATATCAAGGATACGACCGCGGAGAAAGCGGCCGAATTCATAAAGGCTCCAAAATCGGTTCCCGGGACCGTAAAAGCGGGTGCGCCCACCAAGGCGAAAAAAGGGGGATAGGAAATGGCGGAAGTACAGCAGGAAATGGAATTCACCGAAGCCGAACTGACCGGAGAGCCAACACCGGACCCGACGCCGGCTGAAAGCGCTGCGGAAACACCCCCGGGGGACGCAGCCCCCCCGAAAGAAGCCGCGCCGGAAACAGCGAAAGCGGAGCCCGAACCGGAACCGGCAAAGCCGCCGAAGGGGTATATCCCCGAAGGGGCGCTGAAAGAGGAACGCCGCATCCGTCGAGAGCTCCAGGCGAAGCTCGAAGCGCTCGAGAAGGAACAGCCGCCGCAGAAAACGCCGGCTGAACTGATCCTCGAGGATCCGGAGGAAGCCGTACGTCTGCTCATGAGGCAGAACGAGGATCTCCGGACGGAAATGACGCGCCGGGAAATGGAGCGGGAAATCAAGTCCGAAGTGCCGGATTTCTTCGACCTCGCCCCCAAGATGGAGGAAACGCTTCTCGAGGAAGGACTCTCGGAGGAATCCATCCGGAACATCATCGGCGCATCGGGCCCGGACGCTCCGAAGCTGTTCAAGGTGCTTGCGAAGATCGCCAAGAACTCGGATGAGAAAGCGGTCGAGGAAAGGGTCACGGCGAAGGTGACGAAGGAGCTGATGGCGAAATTCAACATCACGGATACGGGAGTTAATATCAATAAGATCCCTGGCTCCCCGCCGGATGGAAGGCTGATTGTCGATGGAGAAAAGGGATACGCGAAACTCACCCCCGAACAGCAGGAAAAGTGGCTGCGCGGGGAAATCTGAAACCAAGGAGTAAGGGAAAATGGCCCTCACGGAATTTGGAGTAAACCATGCGTTAGCCGTCAAG